CAATTGGGACCTTGAAGGAACCTGCGTCGTGACGATGCGTTCAGTACAAGATTAGGAGTATAAATGGCATACGCAACACGAAGGTCATACGCTGGTGCGGCTCCTGCTTGCACCCTGACCAATTCCATTACCAGCAGCGACAGTACTGCAACGTTGACGGGTGACGTAACGAACTGGAACAGTACCGCTAACGGTTCATTCTTTATGGTTATTGACCCAGGTCTTAGTACCGAAGAAAAGGTTTTGGTTGGCACACGCTCAGGCTCATCATTGTCAAGCATCACCCGTGGTGTTGATGGGACTACTGCGGCTGCACATAACTCTGGTGCGACTTGTTACCCAGTTTTTACTGCTACTGATGCTGACCAAGCGAACAAGGTCGCTTCAACACTTACCACCAAGGGTGACATCTTGGTCACTACGGGTAGTGTGCTTGACCGTTTGGCTGTTGGCACAAATGATTTTGCGTTGCTTGCTGATTCGGCTGCCACAAATGGGGTGAAGTGGGGTCAGATTACTGCTGCTGGTTTGGTTTCGGATGCTGTTACTACTGCCAAGATTTTGAACGCGAACGTGACTGCTGCGAAGTTGGCTACTGATTCTGTTGAGACAGCGAAGATTGTTAACTTGAATGTGACGACAGCCAAGATTGCTGATTTGAACGTGACTACGGGCAAGATTGCTGATAGTGCTGTGACACAGGCGAAGATGGCTGACCGTGCTATTGGTTCAGCAGAACTTGACAACCTCACACTTAACGCTGTTACTGACACTTACACGCTTGTGCTGGCTGATGCTCACAAGTTGGTGACGCTCAATAAAAGCACTGGCTTCACTGTGACTATTCCACCTAACTCGTCTGTTGCTTTTGACATTGGCGACCAAGTGAACCTTATGCAGATTGGTTCAGGTCAGGTGACTGTTGCTGCTGGTTCTGGCGTGACATTGAACGCACAGGGTTCTAAGGTGAAACTGAATGGTCAGTGGGCTACCGCTACTGCCATCAAGATTGCAACTGATACTTGGGTTCTCGTCGGTAACACGGCGGTATAACGTGCAGATTGTTGCTGTCGTTGGCGGCTCAGAAAAACTTGCTACACCAACACTAGGTACAGCAACCGCTACTAACGGCGGGTTCACATTCTCTATTACCAACTACGACGCAACATACATCTACACGCTTAGCACAACAGCAGGCAGCGTAAGCAGGTCTGGCTCAACAGTCACCCAATCTGGTTTAGGTAACGGTGCTTCGGCAACTGTTTCTGTTTATGCAGACAAGAGTGGCTTCGATAGGTCTGATACTGCAACGCGTGCAGGTACTTCTATTGCTGCTTGTTCAAACACTGGTTACAGTTTCACAACTACAGAAGGTGGCAACCTAGGTACTTGTGGAATCATTCCTTGTGGTGCTGGAGAAAACCCTGCATACGACATCTTGCATGTTCAAGTAACACCTGACCCATGTATTAGCGGTGGAAGCGTTGTCAATGGAGGATACCTAACCTACATTGGTAGTTGGTACTGTCTATACACTGGGAACACCTGCCCTTAAAGGAACATCATGTCAAACAACGGACCAGACCTAACCAAACCACACAACTTTTTTGCTTTTGTTATTAACGGCGAAGTCGTATGGAAACATATGCTTTACGAAGAACTAGAACACTTGACCGCGGTGTACTCATCTGACCCGAAGGTTGTCATCATCCCAGCAGAACTAGGTCAAACGGTACAGATGGGCTGGAAATACAACGGGTCTACGTTCTCTCCAGAATGAGCGCGTGGGAAGAATATAAAAAAAGGTTAGGGACAACACGCCCTTGGGATTTGGTTAACCCAAACGTCCCTCGCGCAGATGGTCGCATTGCCTATCACCGCATGCAAATTTGCGTGGCATGCCCTGAACTTATTGGTTTAACTAAACAATGCAAGCAATGTGGTTGCCTTATGACGGGGAAGGTTAAGTTGAGGGACGCTGTGTGTCCCATGGGTAAGTGGTAACTTGCGTAGCAAGTGGCTAATCATCATCCCCGCAATACTGTTCGCGCTCTTTGCGAAACCTGCTAAAGCCGACACGCTAGGCGAGTGGACATACAGCCAGTCATGTGCAGCAGGTTCAGTCGAAGTAATTGACGACAGCATTATCCTGCGTGGTCCTGATGGTGGTGGTTGCATGGGGGCGAACTGGGTCAAGATTGAAACCACAATCCCCGCAGATGTGGACACAATAGATTTTACTTGGCAATATCAAACCAATGATGGTTGGGTGTATGACCCGCCACAGTACGCGGTCAACGGTGCATACACCTTGCTTACACAACAGAACAATGCGACAGGCGAGCTGTCTGTACCCGTCAACGAGGGGGATGTATTCACGTTCCGCCAGTACTCAATAGATTCCTGTTGCCAACCTGGGTATCTAACAATTAGTAACCTGTCGTTATGGGCATCTATAACCTCATCCACAACGTCGACGACGACCTCTACTACTACTGTCCCGTCAACGACTGTCCCTGTCACCAACCCGACTACTACGACAGTTCCAGAAACAACTACAACAACCACTACTTCTTCGACTACAACGACAACAACGACGACAACCTCAACGACTGTGCCTCAGACAACAACTTCTGTGGCGAACTCAACTAGCACTTCTTCTTCAACTAGTACCACATCAACGACTAGCACCACTTCAACTACGAGTACATCTTCAACAACTACCAGTACTTCCGTACCCCAAACAACATCAACAGAATCAACGACGACCACAACAGAACCACCGCCAGTACCAACACCTGTTACACAGCCTCAAATATCCGAGCCAGAACCTGTTGAGCCTTCCGTTCCTGAAGAGCCAGAGATAACCGAGACAGGCACCACAACAACGACAGTAGAGGAAGCCACGCCAGAGGAGACGCTTCCCGAAGAAACAACCACAACAACTGAACCAAGTCCTGAGCCATCCCCCGACACTACAGAAGAACCAGTCGTAGACACAACCCTGCCAGAAGAGCCTGAGACCCCTCTAGAAGCCCCTCTAAGCGTCGAGGAAGTGGATTCGCTAATAGCAGAAGCAGAAACCACGGAAGCCCTTGTAGAAGCCCTAGCCGAACTCAGCCCCGAACAAGTTGAACAGGTCGTGGAATCCCTGCTTGCTGAGGAACCATCCCAAGAGCAGGCAACCGCCCTCGCCTCCAGCCCCGAAGTGCTTGCAATAGTTAGCACCGAACAAGCGCAAGAAATCTTTGAGGCGTTAGACGTAGCCGAACTATCCGATGCCCAGACCGAGGAACTTATCGCCGCGATTGAATCCGCACCTACGGAAATCCGTGAAGAATTCGAAGACACCATCGACATCTTTGGCGAAGGCTTGGATGACTACACCCCTACTGGCTCAAACATTCCAGTCGGAGAACGCCGCACCCTTATCGCAGTCACGGCAGGGATAACCCTCGCCGCCGCAGGTACTAGAATTAGACGCTAATGAGAAAATTCTTGGATTACCTAGCAGATAACGCATGGACATGGGCGGGTACAGGCATGGTCTTGATTACCCTCTCTGGTCCTACCTTACGACAGGCAACCCTTATCACAGGCGTTGTTGTTTTGGTACACTCTTCACTAACCCTATCTAAGAAAGACTAGTCATGGCAAAGCTTCAAAACATCATCTTCCGTATCTTCGCATTGTTCGGCTCATCCGCATTGGCAGCTGTTGCTGGTGGTGCTTTGATTGGTGTAGACCTATGGAAGTCTGCAGCACTTGCAGGCATCATGGCATGCGCCCAAGTAGTAGAAAAGTTGTTGCGCTTCAGCGTTGACGGTTCGCTCAGCAAAGAAGAAATCGAACTCGCGTTCACAGGTGCAGTTAAGGCTAAACCTGAAGTAGCCGAGTAATGGCGTTGAAGAAGAAGGCAGGCAATGACCTACCTATCATCCCCGTCAAACTCTGTTCTTGTCTTAAGAATGCGAAGCCTGGTGAACTCGCTCCGAAACTTCTTCGCAAGATTGAAGGCAAAGGAATGTTGCACCATTGCGCGGCAGACGCATACGAAGCAATGGATGCGGCAGCAAACGCTGAAGGAATTGACCTTAGTCCGACAAGCCCAGCGGACACATACCGCACTTTGGCGGTTCAAGAGTACGGATTCTTCCAGCGATACACCACAGATGTAATCGCAGGTCAAAAGCCTCGCGTATATCAAGGCAAAGCGTGGTATCTGAAAAAGGGTAATGCAATGTTGGCTGTTCCTGGAACGTCCAAACATAACCTTGGTATTGCTATTGACATCAAGAACGCTAGCGAACCGAAACGTCTTGCATGGTTGAAAGCTAATGCTGTGTCGTTTGGTTTCTCTTGGGAAGTTGTGCCAAGTGAACCGTGGCATTTGCGTTACGTTTGTGGTGATGCAAAACCGCAACGTGTTCTTGATTATCTTGCGAGCAAAGTAGCTTGATGTGGACGCTGGCTGGTCCACTGTTTGGGCTGCTGTTATTGCTGGTTTTTTTGGTTTGCTAACTGTTCTATTACAGAAACTAAAAAAAGAAAACACTAAAGACCATGAGATTGTGATGGGGATGTTGAAGATGGTGTACAAAAAGCAGGGTTCTGTTGAGTACAAGATTGACAAAGTGTCTGACAAATTGAGTGAGCATATAGAAAACCACAAAAAGTAATCGCAAGACAATTCGTCAAGCTGGTATCTTGGTCGGTCCTATGACTCGCCAAACGCTAGAGACAATCCGCAAATACCTAGTAACCGCAAGGGTTTCCCGCCCTGAAGAAGAAGAATTCTTCCAAGCTTTAAACGAACTAGACCGTCTCCTCATTGCATCCTCGCGCCCGCGGGAGACAGTAAACTCTTGACATGGCAGAAGGGCTAACCCACCCAGTAGTAATCGTCACATGGATGGACGCGCATGCCGCCACAGAAACATGGACACCACTCGATGGCATCGACCAAGAGCCGTGCATGGTGAACAGCTGCGGCTTCCTACTGACCGCTGACGAGGGTGGCAAGCCAGACCATATAACTATCTACCAATCGAAAACAGATAGCGACGATGTTGACGGTGTGCTTTGTGTTCCTGTTGCGATGGTGAAGACCATGAAAGTTTTTCCAAAAGATACTTGACATACGGTATTACTGTCGGATAAGGTAGACGGTAAGGGAAACAACACGAAGGGAAATCATGCAAATCAATAGATACCGCATAATCAAACCAACACACGGAGAACAAGACTGGCTTGACATCCGTTTTTGGGATGAGATGAAACGCAAACGGCTATCAGCATCAGCGGTAGCTGCCATCTACGGGCGACACCCGTTTGTACCAGCAGACAAGTACGCTGCCGAAATGTTAGGTGACATACCCCCCGCACCTATCCCACCAACATGGGCAATGACCCGTGGCAACGACCTTGAACCGCTCTGCATCAAATGGGCTATCGACAAAACAGGCATACCGTTTACCACACCTGAAGAAATGTTTGTTGCAGAAACAGACAACGGTGCGCGAATGATTGCCACACTCGACGGCTTCTATGAGAACGGTGACGAGCGAAAGATTCTCGAAATCAAAACCTCATCACGCCCATGGGAAGGTGAACTACCTGACTACTGGCGCATCCAAGGAATCCAGCAAGCCATCTGCGCTGACGTAAGCCAAGTTACATGGGGTGTGTTCGATAACACGATGAGCCTTTACATCTACGAGCAACACATCAGCGATGATGAGAAACAAGAACATTGTGATGCTGTAGCCAAATGGTTGTCAGCTATCGACATGGACATGACACCAGAAGGCGTGAACTGGTCATATGAAACCATCACTAGCCGCTACCAAAAGGTAGAACACACAGCGATAGAACTACCAGTCACCGCCAAGGAACTCGTAGCACAACTGAAGCATGTGAAGTCAGAAGCCAAGTCTCTAGCAGAGTTAGAAGACAGACTGAAGGCTGAACTGTGTGAGTTGATTGGACCGAACGAAGTTGCTACGGTTGACGGAACAATCATTGCAACATGGAAGGGACGCACATGGGAATCGTTGGACATTAAACGATTGAAAGCAATGGAACCTGAGATAGCAGCAAAATATAGTAAGCCAACAACAACACGAACACTTCTCTTGAAGGGAGAAAGATAATGGAAGAGCAAGCAATCAAAGAAGCACTACTCGATGTACTCAACAAGCATGGTGTACCTGACAAGTCAATTGTCGGCAAACTCCCACGCGGCGGAGGTTCACTCGATTTTGTCGGGCATGCGGAAATCACCAAAATTCTCATCGAGGTCGACCCACTATGGTCATGGCAACCATGCGGCTGGAACGAAGGACGACCAGCAATTCATGTAGTGAATGGCATGGCTGTGATGTGGGGAATCCTCACCGTCCACGGCAAAGACATCATCGGTGTTGGCTCAGTCAAACACGACAAAGCTGAACTTGACAAAGAACTTATCGGAGATTTCCTACGCAACGCCGCAATGCGTTTCGGAATCTCGCTATCCCTGTGGAGCAAACAGGAATGGGAAGGACAAGAAATAGCGGGGAAGGTACAGACCAACAGCAAGGTAGCGAATCCGCTTGCTACCAAACCTGCTGAACCTTCTCCCGTGAACGAAGACAAAGCGTTGACACAGCAACAAGTGAAACAATTCGTTGACGCTTGTGACAAGATTGGTTTGGACCCAGCCATCGTTGCATCTAAAGCAAAGCTGAACTGGGATGGGGTAATCATGCAGTCACAGCTACCTATTTTGCGTGACGCTTTCACCGCTATGAAGAACGAGGGTGGTAACTAATGGCGGCGAAACGCACCGTAGACCCGACAGGTTCAGCACCGTCAACCAAGATGGTGTCGATGCGATTGACTGCACACCAACTGTCATGGGTGGAAACGATATGTAAGAAACGGGGATGGTCGCGTAGCGCACTGTTCCGTTTGCTACTGGATGAGGAGGTACAGCGTGTCGAAGGAACGAGCCAAGGGAACTAACTTCGAAACATTCATCGTCAACTATCTGAAAAACTTTTATCCTTTTGTTGAGCGTCGCACATTGCAAGGCACATTGGATAAGGGTGACATCGCAGGTACTGACCCTCGTCTCGTGTGGGAGTGCAAGAACCAGAAGACATTAAACTTTTCTGGGTGGTTGCATGAAGCTGAGAACGAACGGAAGAACGCGGGTGCAGAGATTGGGATTGTGGTGGCGAAGCGTCGCAACTACGGTAACCCTGCTGACCAGTATGCGCTGTTGCGTTTAGATGACCTGATGAAAATATTGAAACAGGCAGGCTACTGATGGTCGAGCGTACCGAAGGGTACGAACCATCACACGACATCAAACAATTCGACTTCACTAAAGACTTAGAGTTTGGTCATCACGGTGAAGAGCTTGTACAACAGTTCCTTGGAGAGCTGAGCAAAGGTTCTTTCGAAGTAAAGTTTGACCGCTTCAGAAACGGACGCATCTTCGTAGAGTTCGAACAGAATCCCCGTGATACAGGATGGAAGCCATCAGGAATAGCCACTACTAAAGCCAAATGGTGGGTGTATTTGTTCTCACCCAATGCGTTTGTTATAATTGAAACCAGCAGGCTACGCCGATACATAAAAGCAAATGTCGAGAGATTACAAATCCGAACGGCAGCCGCAGACTCCACAAACCCAGCAAAAGGATTCCTTATATACCCAGAGCAAGTCAAGGAGTTGATGTCAGTATCCACCTACGATTAGGAGAAACAATGTTAAAGATTTTTGTAGCAACACTTATAGGTTTAGGGGTAGCAGGGGGAACGGTAGCAATGGCAGAAGCACCAGCAGAGACGACGACAGGAACGCCATCCGCAACCAGCAATGTTCGTTTAGTAAGGGAAGAACCACTACCAATTCCAGCTGACGCTAAAGTCCCCCAATGGTGGGCATTGGCACGGCAAGTTGGTTGGAAAGAGGACGCTATGCGCACACTCGACCATGTAATTTTTAGAGAGAGCCGTGGCATAAACCGTTCATTCAACCGTGAAGACCCTAACGGTGGCAGCCGATGCTTGCTCCAACTGAATGGTTCATGGACAGGGTGGTTAACCGATAAGGGCATCATCACCAAACCAGCAGACCTATTCAAACCAGTTACTTGTCTAACCGCAGGACTAGCCATCTACCAGTACGGTGTTGACCGTTACGGTTTTGGGTGGGGTCCGTGGGCTATCAAGCCGTAAGATAGGCAACCATGAAGGGGCGACACACAACATCATGGATATGCGATAGATGCACTATGCGTCTTGTTACCCATGTCAAAGTTTCCGAACCACCAACCCATGTTTGTCTTGGGCGTGAGAGGAATAGCACAACAGATAACATCCATCCAATGAAAGAGGAAACCAAATGAATAACATCACCATTGTCGGCAACGCTGGCAAACCAATCGAGTTGAAGTACACCACATCAGGATTAGCGCAAGGCACATTCACTGTGGCAACAACATCAGGCAAAGAAGAAAAGAAAGTAACCGTGTGGCACAATGTCACCGTGTTCGGTCAGATGGCAGAGCATGCAGCATCATCGATTGAAAAAGGTAGCCGTGTCATCGTGTCAGGCAAGCTTGACATCTCATCGTATGAGGATAAGAAAACTGGTGAGAAGAAGTGGACAACAAAAATCTTGGCAGACGAAATTGGTTTGACTGTCAGGTTCAATGCTGTGTTCGCAGACAAGACCGAACAAACCATGAAGCAGGTCAGCCAAAAGTTTGGTCCTGTACCTTTCTTGGGTGACGAAGAAGCGTTCTGATGTTCACCGATTTCGGCACATGGCTGAAGGCTGGTATGGACAGCGGGTGGATTTCACCGCCTGTTTGTTACACCCATGACGGTCTTCCTATGTCAATCACAGAGGACGCAGAGTTTACTGACGGTTCAGACCCTTGCATACATGTCATCAGATGCTACGAGGACAGACAACACAAGGAACAGATTGAGGCGAACAGTTTCCAAACGGTGTGGCGTAACCCATTCAGAGATGAGGGTTATGAAGGGAGCTGAGGTATTGCTTGAGGCGCACAGCCTTATCACAGGCGACAGACATGACGCTTACGCTCACCCGTTAGAGGATTACACACAGACCCGTGACATCTTCAAGGCACTCACAGGTATCGACATGACTGTCGAGCAAGCCATCTTGTTCATGGTGTCAGTCAAACTGTCTCGTCTTAGGACAGCGTTAGATGAGGGTAGATGGGCGCATGACACCGTGGTAGACACCGCAGGGTATATCGGTTGCTTGTCAATGGTGAACGCTAAACAGATTGACAACTTCCTTGGCGTGGTCAGCTGATGGTGCAGAAAGGCGAGCGTAAACCTTGCCCGTGTGACTTCCCGATTGGGAGAACACCACTCGTGTGTGGTAAACCTGAAGAAGATGACGACGACTGAACTTCCCGATGGCTCATGTGTCCACCCGTGTGGGCATGTTGGCATATGTGACCATTGTGGAACGATAGAAAAAGCTGTCGCAGTGTGGACAGATTTCGAGATAGAAGGATGCGAATGTTTATGCCATGTGTTACGGCAACATATCGCTACGGCAAAGAAGAAGGGTAAAAAGAAATGACAATGCGTCCAGCATGGTATGAGAAGGCAAACTGTATAGGTGTTGGTGGAGATGTGTTTTTCCCTGAGCCACAGATAGGTGTGAACCATCGTGATTTCTTTGATGAGGCACAAGCGTTCTGTAATAAATGTACGGTACGGTCAGCTTGCTTAGAGTATGCAATGCAATGCGAGACCAATGACATCCGCAGGTTCGGTATGTTCGGCGGGCTTACCCCGCGTCAGCGTGAAGCGTTAGCTAAGAAGCGTTCGGGAAAGTGAAAAGCCCCACTACGACACAGAGAAGGGGAAATCTGTGGAGCGGGGCAATTCAACTTGTAACTCTAACACATTATTTCTTGTAGCGTATCACCTTGTAGTTGGCGTAGCGGTACAGCATTGAGTTGTCTGCTGTCGCTTCGGCTTGGTCTTTGCCCTTGAATAGGTACGCTTTGGCGGGGTGCGGGGTAAAGGTGTGACCGTCATATTTGTAACAGCCACGCCAGTACCCGTATTCCCTGCTACCTACTATTTTGACTACGACATACAGCTTGCGGGGCTTCTTGTATTGTCCCTGTTTGCGGTAGTTCCGTTGCCATTTCCATAGCCGATACTTAGCTGTCAGCTTGTTGCTCATAGCTTTTCATGTCATCGATAAGCACAGTCCAACCCCAACGCTCGCGCAATATCCGCACCACTTCACGGGCTGTTGGTTCGTTCGTGATGTACTGATGTACCCATTCTTCAATGATGTCGCTCGCTGTTTTCATACCTGCACCTGCTCATTCAGATAGGTGAGAGCCTTATGTAATGCGATAGCACAGTCTTCTACACCGTCAAGGTATTCGCCGTCACCAAGGTAACCGCTTTGCCATGAGCGTGTGTTCTCATTCCATACCGTGCCATCAGGTAGCACATCATCTTCTACATCAGTCTCGTGATACCAAAGGTTTTGGTTCGGGTCATAACATATGACAAAGACATGCTGTGGGTCTGATTTTTGGGTTAGGTCGTACACTTTCATTCTCCTTCTCCTTCTGCTATGTAACCTTTTGGATACCATTCGTCGCCACAAGTGGCGCAGGTGTAACCGTCAGGGTTTGAGTCTTGTTCTTCGTAATTTGGCGTAGCTTTTACTACTTTTCCTTCTCGTAATGCTTCGTTTTGGTAATAATGGAAGCACTCCAAGCAAACTAAACCACCTTCGTCTAATGACATTCCGATTTCTTTCATTTGCTTGACCCCCAGCTTGGGTGGTTTCGCATTGCTCGCTTGCGCTTGACGGTGATGAGTTTGTGGGTGCTGTACCCGATAGCGAAATACAGTACGGCTATTAGTACTGCGCTCATTCTTTACCGTCCATATATGTTGCGATGACTGCACGCTCTGTGTATCCAATTACCTGTGCTTCGCTTGCGGTGGTGATGTAGTCCATTGCAGACACCCCGACAAAGTTGCCATCGTAGGTATCTACTGCCACCAGCATGGTGATTTCGATAAGTTTCGTGGTTTCTAGTGTTTTCATTGTGCTGTCTCCTTGTCTTGCATGCCCTGCTCAATAAGAAACTGGGCTTGGTTTAGTTGCTCTAGCATTGCGAATGTCCGCATCGGGCGAAGCTCGCCCAGTCGTACACCCTCACTTAGTAGAAAACGGAGGTCTTCAAACCCCCGAATAATCTCTGCCTGTATTGTTTCCTTGCTCATTGCTGTTCTCCTTTGTTGTTGTTGGTTTTGTCCATTACTACGCAGTAGCAGACATGGCACAGTTGATACTCGTCCATCTCCCCTACCTCCGTTAGTTCTTGACCGCATTCTTTGCAGCTCATTGCTCTTCTCCTTCGTTGTATGTCTCTTGGTTAAATAGATACGCAAGCAAGCTTGCGCGTAACTCTTCGTATGTTGTTATATGCATTGTGTGTCCCCTCGTTGTCATCCTGAAATTCGTATTTCAAATTCATCTTTATTGATGTAATAAAAACAGTCGTTTGCATTCTCCATTGCTTCTTCTTCGTCTTCAGCTTCAACCAACACGGAGCAAATAATTATCACTAGATGTTCGTCTCCCTCTAAGCTGAAATTTTCCGCGACTTCGCATGTGACTTGCTCGGGATATGGTGCATTGCTTTTGCACAAATTCCATACCGCTAAATCTTCAGCGGTTAGTTCTTCTTCTACCAATTCCACATCGTCAAATTCAAAATCGCGGCGACCATATAAACCACCGTAGAATTCTTCTTTGATTCTTGCGACTGCTTCCGCTTGTGATTTCGCGTGAATCTTTTCTAGATTCCACACGGATACTGTGTATTTATTCATAACTCCCCTTTATTGTTGATATGTCTAACCGTAGTACAGATATTATTAGATGTCAAGGATTATCGCGTCAGCTTGGTGCCATGCTTCGCCGTTACCGTCCACGGGGGTCAGCTTGTAGTCAAGATTCCCGTAGCGGTTCCGCGCATCGGTAACCGTGACCGCGAATGTCAACGCCGTACCCGATACCCGAAGCTGTCCGCGCTTGCCAATGTTCTGTGCTAGTTCTTGTGCCGTTGCCATTAGTCTTCTACCTTTATTTGTTGTTGTTGTTGTCTGATTTTGCAGGCGTAATCTTGCCAAAACTTTTCTAATGGGTCTCCCTTTACGAGCTTGGCATTACGGTCAGCCCGTTTCGCTTCCATTTCGTACGCTTTGATTATCGCGCCGATGTTTAGTTGCTTTGTGCGTGCCATCATTCTCCCCTTGTCACTTGTTTGTGTCCGTTGTCTGCACATTGTTTGCAATAGGTGTCAGCTAGGTAACCTAACGCGTCCGCGTGTCCGCACTTGGCGAGCATCGCGCCTACTATGTCTTGTTTAGTGGCGGTCATTGGTAGCACTTTGCCGCCGCCGTTTAAACCCATAATAATAATTTCACCCATGACTAGAGCCACTCTGCTAAATCGCCATCGGCTATGTCTTCATAGTCAAGCCCGTTGGCATCGGCGATAGCTTGCCAGACATCCTGCTCTATGTCGTAGATGGGTCTCCGCGTCATGTCCATATCTATGTTCAGTATCTCTCTATTTAGCATTGCTCACCCTCCTTGGGTTTATTGTCTAGACATTGGTGCCTAGTCGCTCCCGCCGTCATCGTGAATGACGCGCCGCCTACGCGGTACGGGATTAGAGCTACCAGCCGCGGCGGTTTATCTGCTCCCTACGGCGTAGCACATTGTCATGGTTACGGTGCCACCGCTCCGCGCGTGTTGGTTTATTGTCTAGGTATGCGCGCAATATGTACGCGCCCCATAGCGGGAATGATAAGCAGATAGCCGCGCCCGCGATACCTACTGTGTCTAGTGTTGTCATCGTGTTAGCTCCTTGTCAGTGTGTCGCCAGTGTTGGATAGTTGTTAGCTCTTGGATGCATTGCCCGCAAGGTGTCGCGGTATGTTGCCGCATAAATTCGCGTAAACGCTCTACACATTGCGCGTATCGTTGCGCGTTCGGTTCGTCTCCGTCTATTTTCGGGTGGCAATATTCGCCCGCGATAGCCCCGCATTTAGGGCATGAGATGTTTAAATACTTGTAATGGTTCACGGTCACCCCTCCTATATCGCCCGAACGAATTCTGATTTACCGATTAGCGCCCTAGCTTTACCCTTGGCGGATAGGTCTACCCATACGCCGCGCTCATCGTATCTATTGTCTGTAATGTCTCCATCTAACACGGGTAAGCCCATAAACGATTTAGGCGGCGGCGTGTTCTTCTTGCGTGTTGTGACGATGGCGGCGGTACCTCCACGGGCAACGAATGCGCGAACCTTGGTCATATCGCTTGATTCGTTTACCGAATATATCGCGCGATAATGCGCGGCTACCATTCCCCAACCGCTAAGCACCGCGGCATTCTTGGTGTAATCGTAGAAAAATACATTAGGGAATAGCTCACCGTCTACTAATTCGGGCAATATTCGGTAGTAGCGTAGGTCACTATTTACATTGAGCCGCACTAAGACGCGCTCATATTTGGCGGCAAGCCCGCGCAATTCGTGAGCTAGTAGCCGCGTGAATTCTTCGGGGTGCTCATATAGAAATAATGTTTTCACATTCCGCCCGCGTTGCGTGTTCGCGTAGCGCCCGTTTCCGTTGTCAAGTACACACACACTGGCACACTCTCCGCGCCAAGGGCATGTCTCTACGCCCGCTACCGCGGCGTGTTGAATGGTGAGCCCTACGGTGAATTGCTCAGATTTACCTAGCTTGGCTTGGCTTGCGGGATAGGTGAATAGTTTCGGGGCGTCATATTTAAAGCCGTGACTCTCGCGGAATGTTGCCCAAGCTACCCGCGCCGCTTTCAATGATTCGCCGCTAGTGTCATGTAATGCCCGCGACATGTCCGCCGCGCGTGACTCTAGAGCTACCGATAGATTCGGCACCCGCTTACCTATTGTTATTGTCTGCATGTATTCCCCTTGTTAGTTGTGTGTATTACTGTACTACATATTAATAGCTTTATAGTCCCTAGTTCTCATTGAAGAGCACGCCCGAAGCGGTAGGGGTACTTGCTTAGTGTTGTATGGCGTCAATACCAATAGCGCGAATTAAATCATTGTAATCATTCTTTACCTGTAAAGCTGCGGCGCGTACACCGTCAACCTCTGCCGCATAGTAGAGACTATTAGCGCGTGATGTCTCTAGTAATAATGCGTGCGATATATCGCGCAATTCTTTATAGCTTGCCGTAATTGTGTAGGTGTCGCCGTTCTTCGTTGTCTTCATATATTCCCCTTGTTAGTAGTAGTTGTACTTACTACCTCTATTAAATCACATATGTGATACAAATACAACGACCATTCCTAGAATTCTTTTGATATATCACCCAACACAAAACAAGATAAACAACGCTCACCCATCACACACAACGATAGACGCTACACACAGCGACACACAGCTAGGCGACCCTGTCCGCGGTCTACTTGTCTGCAACTTGTATACATACAGCTAGGTAGGGGTAGCCGTGTTTTGTTTTCGGGTAGGTAGGTAGGGGTGCAGGTGTCTGCCTGTCCGCTATGCGTACACCTGTCCGCCCGTACACATGTCCGCGCCTGCCTGCCTGTGTGATATATCACCAACTGGGGCTCTGCCGAGCCACTGGGTAGGGGGTAGGGGTAGGTTATCGTTTCGAGATGTTTTCACTCTTTTTGCTAGGGGGGCAGAGTGTTATTTAGCACTAAATTTGGTGCAACAGCTAGGTTCTGTCATACGGTTGGGGAGGGCGCAAAGAAAAGGGTGCCGTCGACTTGGAGACCCTCAGCATGACCCTCACCTTCCTTCTATGCGAGCAAGCCCAACGGGCGCGCTAGTAACCCTGCCGTTGGCAGCAACCCCACAACAAGCAGTACGTTGCTCTCCCCCACAGTTCCCGTCCCCACGGAAGGTCGCCGTAGCCAATTTTAGCCGACACCTTTGTTTTGATGATATACCGTTCATCACGTTGCTCTCCTATTTCAAAGAATAGAAGTCAACCCAGGTTCCCCTGTTTACGCCCCGCCACATGCAACCGTGGTACAGCCCTGCGTGCATCGCTATCTCCCGACAGTGACGACTTGTGAAGTTGAACAAGACAATAGCATCTTTATGTTACTCTTGCAACATGCCAAAAAAGAAATCCGAAACACCACCAAACATTCAAGGTGTTGACTGGAACAGTTCACTCGCAGATTTCAAACAAGCAACAGTATCAAGTGTTAAACCTGGCGGCACAAAAATGCCAACCCCAAACAAACCAGCAGACACAGGCATGTTCGCAGGTTCCAGCACACCACTAGGAACATCACTAGCTGGCTCGAAACTTTCTAAAGGAAACGTAGCAAACACAACCCTCAGCGCAATCATGTTAGGTGGCGGTGCAGGACCAATCCCAGCAATCGCATCAAAAGTAAGTAGCGCAGTAAACACCTCAGCATCCAAACTAGGAGTATCAGCAGGCGTTGACTACCTTGGCAGTGCAATGAGCAAAATTGGTAACAAGCTCCCAGCAATTGGTGGACAAACCAAACAAACCGCAGGAACCATCTACACCCAATTCGGTGCAACCCCAGGCAAAGAAGCTTTTATCCAAATGCCAATGCGTACCACAGAACAAATCGCTGGAACAATCAAAGGCATGATTACAAAAGAATCTAATGTTGCTACAAAAATTGCTAACTACTCTGCAGAATCAGCTAAACAAGGAATCAAAACTGGTGCAAAAGTAGGTGCAGCAATATCCTCACCAGCAGCAGCAGCCATCGGATACCTTCTAGGTAAAAACAAAAAAGACAAGTAATGGCACCTCGTAAACCTAAACGACCAGACTACTCAGGTTCACTAGCTTCCTACAAACAATCAGTAGCAGACAAACCAAAGAACTTAGACCTGCCATCACCAACCGATGTAGTTAACTGGGCATCAGGCATCGTCGCATCAGGAAGAACCGCCGCAGGACAAACCCAACCACTAACCCCAGGCGACCAAGGACTACGCACCCTAGGACAAGGCATCTCCCTCGCCAACACCATGCTCAACCCATATGCGAACACAACCCGCAAAGCATTAGGTGCAGCAGTTAACCGTGACCGACAATCCTTAACCGCACTATCAAAGTCCGCTGCACTCGACGCAGCAATCACAGGCACCGCAATCGTTGCAGGTAAAGGTATACAAGCAGGAATCAACGCAGCAGCAAACTCAGGTATCCCCGCACGAATCGGAAACAAAATAACAGGACAAACAGTCCTCGTACACGGCTCCCCAGTTCGCGGCATCCAAGAGCTAAAACCAAGTTATTCACGCGCAATGCCAAATGACCTTCGAGTCTTCGGCATGCGAACAGATGTCCCGTTAAATGTTCAAGGTTCAACACAAAGCGTTGCAACTGGATATGCAACAGGTAGCTCATGGGTGGACAAAGGGAAAACACTCCCACCAGGTGGCGGTTCCATCTATGTAGTTAAAACACCAAAGAAAACAACAGAACTACCTGCCTATCCAAAATTACCTAAGACACCACAGTTCACCGAATCAGGTCGACCAATCATCCAGTTACCACCATCAGTGGCAACAAACTCTGCATCACCAGGAAAAGTATCAGGAGAAATTCCAGTGCAAGGGAAAACAGCTGCACAAATACAAGCAGCATTAAGAACAGAACTTAAAAAAGCTGGAGCAAAAGTAGAACCAAACATCGTAGAAAAAATGTTGACCAAAGCTGAAGCAAAAAAACTAGCAAAACGCGCAACCAACAAACCATCAGTCGTCTAAGGTTGTCCCCGCATGGGAACCAAACGTAAAGTAGCACCAGAAGACAAAGCCAGGTTTTTCGCAGCCATAGCAGCAGGCTCATCAATCACCGAAGCATCACGCATCGCAGGCGTACACATCAACACAGGCTCAAACTGGTTAGCCAAATCCAAAGCAGCAAAAGCAAAACTAGACCAAGCCGTCTTAGAAGCCACCCGTGTCCGCGGCAAAGGCGGCGGCGTACAACACAAACAATACGAACAAGACCTCGACGAAGCCACCAACCTACCCCCAGCCATCCCACTCGGACGACTCTGCCCAGAAGCACAACGCGGACTAGAAGACTTCGACTTCTTCCGCCGCTACTACCTAGGTCGTGTCCCGTCCCCATGGCAAGTAGAAGCCGCAGTCACCCTCGTAGAACTATTAGAACACCCCGAAAAAGAATTCGTAGTACTTAACGTCCCACCAGGCGCAGGAAAATCCACCCTATTCCACGATGTTGCCGTATGGGCAATCGTACGAAACCGCTCAATCCGCGTCATGATTGGCTCAATCTCACAAGCCATGGCAAAACAATACTCACGACGCATCCGTGAAACCCTCGAACGCCCACAACCAATCCACCCAGACCCAGAAATAGTCAAAAAAGGACTAGCAGTAGACGCAATTGGCTGCCTATCCATCGACTACGGCAGGTTCAAACCCTCCGACAAAGGCGCATTATGGCGTGCAGAAGAGTTCGTAGTAGAACAACTAGACGGAAACGGACTAGACAACAAAGAACCAACCGTCCGCGCCTACGGAATTGACTCAGAATACATCGGACACCGCGCCGACCTATGCCTATTCGACGACGTAGCGTCCGTAGACAACGCCCGTGAAGGTGCAACACGCGACAAAATGCTTGAACGCTGGGACCAAGTAGCCGAAGCCCGCGTAGACCCCGCAGGACTCTTAGCTGTCGTAGGGCAAAGACTAGGAACAGGCGACCTATACGCCCACTGTCTCAACAAAATCTCTTACGATGTGGATGAAACCGACTACGACGGCATGGACATGACCACCCCAGAGTCACTTGCTGCCACAGAACCAACCAAAAGCCAGAAATACAAGCATATCGTGTACAAGGCATACTACGAAGAACTAGACACAGGTCCAGCATCCCGCCGATACGACGCAAAACCATACCCAGAAGGACCACTCCTAGACCCACAGCGTCTCTCATGGAAAGATTTGTCCTACATCCGCTACTCGAACCCGCGAACCTTCAAAGTTGTCTACCAACAAGAAGACGACGCAGACGATGCCAACCTTATTTCCCGTGTTTGGGTCACAGGCGGACTAGGACAAGACGGAGTTCTCTACCCAGGGTGCATCGACAACGACAGACTCCCAGGACAAATCCCTGAAGGACTCGGACCACCAGTAATATCCATCATTACTGTCGACCCATCACCGTCACAGTTCTGGGGAATCCAATGGTGGCTCTACCAACCCCACACCAACCTGCGATACCTCATCGATGTTGAACGAGTCAAGCTCACAGCCGAAGAACTCTTGGGATATGACACCACATCACAAACATATTCAGGACTATTAGAAGACTGGACCAACCGTGCCTTCGCATACGGCTACCCTGTATCACATATCGTGGTAGAGGTCAACGCCGCCCAACGATTCCTCCTCGCCCACGACTTCGTACGCAAATGGCAAACACGACAAATGGTCAACATCATCCCCCACACCACACACCGAAACAAATTCGACGAAAAACTTGGTATCGAAGCACTACTCCCACCTCTCTACCGTGCAGGCGCAGTCCGACTCCCATCAATGCGCGGCAACTGGAAAACACTCGCACTAGTAGACGAACTCACCAAATGGACACCAGACAAAAAGAACGGCACCGACCTCGTAATGGCAAACTGGTTCGCAGAACTACACTTCCCGAACGTAAGCGGAGTCAAACTCCCACCACGACAATGGCGACCAACATGGATGCTACAAGGCTAATATAGTACAGTTGCGTTAGTCATCAAAAAACCAAGGAGTTTACTCTAAGTGCTATCCGTCGAACAAATTGTCGAACTTTACAACGCACGACGCGAAGCACAAGGACCAGTCCTGCGTCGCATGCGCGAAGTACGCGACCTAGCCAACGGCGACGTAGTAATCCCACTCTCAGAACTAGACCGCAACGCACGCACAAACGTAGCGAACCTCCTCATCCAAGGCTTGGACCAAACATCGATGCGTATTGCATCAACCATGCCGATGCCATTTTTCCCTCCAGTAAAACAAGGCAACCTTGACTCCCAAGAAATGGCACGACTACGCAAAAAAGTAGTTCTCTCCTATTGGGACCACAACAAGATGAACCTGAAGATGCGCCGTCGCGCACGCCACTTCCTCGCATACTCATCAAGCCCAGTAATGCTCCGCCCAGACTTCCGCAAACTACAACCAACATGGGCAGTACGCAACCCGCTAGACACCTACGCTGCACCATCGGAAGACCCAGACAACCTAGTCCCAGACGACTGCATCTTCACCTACACCAAGACCGCACAATGGCTTATCGACTATTACGGTGAACAAGTCATCGGAAAACTCCGTATGGGTCGCGTCACCTTCGACACCAAATTCACCATCCTCGAATATGTCGACGACCAAGAAATGGTTATCGCAGTTATGGGCGCACCACTCGCTGAAGGTCTCACACCACCAGAACGCGCTGGTCTAGAAACCATCGAACTAGAACGCATCCCAAACCGCACAGGCATGCCACTCGCAGTAGTCCCATCACGCATCACACTTGACCAGCCACGCGGACAATACGACGGCATCCTCGGAATGTACTTCACCCGCGCACGCTTACAAGCACTCACCGAAATCGCTATCGAACGCGGCATCTTCCCAGACGAATACCTTGTATCACGCCCAGGAGAAAACCCAGAAATCATCCAACTTGCTGACGGCAAAACAGGACAACTTGGTGTAGTTAAGGGCGGCGACATTCAACAGTTGCAAACCAACCCAGGTTACAAAACCGACACAGCACTTGACCGCTTGGAACGCCAAGAGCGACTTGAAGGTGCTATCCCTGCAGAGTTCGGTGGCGAATCAGGAACCAACATTCGTACAGGACGCAGAGGCGAAAACGTGTTGTCAGCAACCGTTGACTTCCGTGTACAAGAAGCACAAGCAGTATTTGAACAAGCACTCTACGAAGAAGATAAGATTGCTATCGGAATTGAAAAAGCATATTGGGGTAACCAAAAGAAATCATTCTTTATCCCAGGACGAGTATCAGGGGGAATGACACACTATGTACCAAACAAAACTTTCGAAACTGATTTCCACTACGTCAACTATCCGTCGTCTGGTTCGGACGTTAACGGTCTTATCGTTGGTCTCGGTCAGCGTCTTGGGACTGGGCTTATGTCTAAAGAATCTGCTCGCGAAGCTGACCCACTCATCACAGACCCCGAACTGGAAAAAGACCGCATTACTGCTGAGTCCATGGAAGCTGCACTACTGTCCTCAATACAAGCCCAAGCAGCTGACCCTAACGGACCTTATCAGCCAGACGATTTGGCGTATCTCACAATGCTCACCATCGAAAAAAACGTCCCAATCTATCAAGCAGTACAAATGACACAGCAACGCGCACAAGAACGCCAAGCAGCGATGGCACCACAAGGCGCACCAGAAACCATGCCAGGACTAGCAATGCCAGGAATGGGCGCAGAGATGCAAGCACAAGCACCTGCAGGTCCACCAAACATCCAAGGACTACTCGCACAACTTGGTGGTGGCAACGCTGCAGTCGCGCAACAACCAAATACTCCAGGAGCGGTTCTTTCACTAGGGGGAAGACTATAAATGGCAACGTACGGTAATCGCACCGATTTACAAAACCCAACAAACAAGATGGCGGTAACAGCAGCCACAGGTCAAACCTATGGTGAAGCTGGCGCACAACGCGCAGCACAACAAGCAGTACCAATGGGCGCACCACAAGCACCTGTTATTGCTCCAGGTTCGCTCGGCAACTTGGACCGTCCAACGGAACGCCCAACAGAACCAGTAACCGCAGGCAACCCGCTTGGTATGGGTCCAGGTTCTGAGGCTTTAGTTCCACCGATGCCACAAGTTTTGCAACCAGGTTCACGACAAGATTTGATAAATCAAGTTCGGTACATCTATTCAAAAAACCCAAATACAGCGGTATTTCAATTGTTGCTTGAACTAGAGAACCAACCGCTTCGATGAAAAAAACCATTCAAGAACTAGAAGCCGAAGCAAGAGAAACACAAGCACTTCGCACCAGAACAGAAGAATACGGTTACCGTTTCACCACGGCAGACCAAGCAGAACGTTTAGCCAACGCGACATACGGTGGGTATTACACAAACCCAGAACTAACCGCTGCGCTTGGTCTTTCTGACATTCCTATTGACGCTTCAGAAATTCACCGAAACTCGCAAAGGCAAGCAACCCAAAACGTTGCCGATTTAAATAACAGAACAGAATTAGCAAAAGGTATTCAATACCCAACGCCAACAGCAACAGAAACACCATTTTCTATTCAAGACCTATTGCGCATGGCACCACAAGAACTTGCGGTCCGTCACGACCATCAGCCTGATTGGTGGGACAAAGTAGACCCAACTTGGGATAACGGTCTTAACTGGCGACGAGTTCCAGTACCACAAACAATAAACAACGCCGAAGAGTTGATGCAACTACAAGACGTACAAGTTACAAAACTGTATTTGTCTATGACTCCAGAAGAGTGGAACGCCATCCCTGGGATGATTCCAAAAGATACCGTCAGAACGGATGGTACGCGAACAGGAAAATTTGACTCAACAATAGATTTGCCAGCAAAATTTCCGTTTTACAAAAAACTTGTTGACGCAGAAATGGAAATGAACAAAAGACCAGACGCATGGTCAGCAGAATATATTGCTGGAAACCTAATCATGGCTGGAACTGATGCAATGAAACTTGCAGGAATAGGTCTTTCTGTTGTACCTAAAACACTCGGATTTTTTGCTCCAGACCATATTGGTCCAGCTGGTGGATTTGAAATTGAATCTGCAGGAATTACAATCCCATCAAGAATTAGCGTAAAAGAAATTGTTGGCAAGCCTATAAGAGCCACAACAAAAACAATTACTGGCGTAACTTTTGGTGCTGCCCAAGCAACAAAGAACCTTGTTGAACAAGTGATTTTAGAAGACGGAAAACTTTCTTTATCCGACATTTCTAATGTGTTTACTCCTGGCGGCATGGCTTCGTCGCTTGTGAGTATTATGAAAGACCCAGAGAAACGGGCAAATTTTCAACAAAGCGTTATTCAGGGAAATATTCTTACGCAAATTGCTAAACAAGCAGTTACTGAAGGCGAACTAGATATTGGCGGTGGGTACTTCCCAGCTGGCAAAGCTGCAGAAGCGGCTATTGCTGCAAGAGATTCGGTGATGCCAGAAATATCAGGAAAAACCTGGACGGTTGGTCGAGCACTTGTAGAACCGTTAATCAAAGAAGGATTCGTAGACCGTGATGGCTACGCTGCATCGTTCCTTTCAGGAATTGCAGATGGTGTATTTACTGCTATAACTGACCCAACATTGATTTTTGACCCGCTTGCAATGCTTATGAAATCATCTGGTTTGAAATACACACCAGCATTAAAAGCATTAGACGGCGCACCAGCAGACAAAGTTTATGACGCATGGAAAGCTGCTCGCATTGAAAAAGGTTTAAGCACAATTATCCCTAGGGAAATAATCGACATGAACCCAGGGCGCTATCTTGATGATGGGACAGACATCGTTAGGTTCGGTGGCATGCTGCCAGAAGGAACCGTTCTTCCACCAGAAGTCCAACAAGTAGTTGATGATTTAGCAAATGAAACAATTGGCAAAAACGTATTAGCAAACATGGACGCCCCACCATTGCCAGCCGCATACGTTCCAGTTAGCACGGACATGGTGGCACGTAAAGCGGGGATAGGAGTAGCCATCGGTGACGACGGAACAGCTCGACTTATCCCGCGCGCAATTGACGAAATGCCATTCACCCGTGACGGCAGACTAACCCTAAACAAACTTTCCTCATTTACAAACGCTGGCGAACTATACGACTACTTCCTTGGCAAAATCCCAGTTGGTTTAGCTGTAGAAATCCAAGACATTGTAGACGTTGCCCGCGCTGCTGGCAAAGAAGTAAATCTAAAAGATGTACACAAAGCGTTAACAAATGCCGCTTACAGCGGTGACCCGCTTTACAACATTGCAGAAGTTCCAGGTGTTATCAAACGATGGACAAACCAAACTGGTGGAGCACTAGCACATTATGTGTCTGGTGAAACACGGCAATTTGCAACAATGCCAAAAGACGTATTCTTTTCTTTTAGCGACCCACTTGCATCCATTAGCGACATGAACCGTTTGATGACGGTTATGAAAGTTCCAAAAGAACTTCGTTACAGCATGCTTTCGAAAACAATGAAATATGTTGCTGGCGGCAATATTGAAAAACGTTTTGAGTTGGCAAAAGATTGGGCAAAACTAGTTCTTCAACCAGCGTTAAGCAAAAACGGCGTACCACAAGAATGGATTGACATTGTTTCTGACTGGGCTGGAAAAGGCGACGAAATCTACCAATGGTCATTTGATGCATTGGGTGATGGTTATGTAACTTCATGGTTTGAAGACGGAACGGGAGAAGTTCTTCGTTCAATAGACATGATTCCCAAGGGTTTCTTGATGGTCCATCCAGACAAATTGAAGCAAGTTATGCGTGAAACCACAAACTTGTGGAAGGTTCTTGAACCTTTTAGAAACATGCCTAATTCTCGTGTTAGCGCACGTTTGAACAAGATGTTAACAATGTCAGCGTTGGATTGGTTGGAAACAAATGTTCAACAAAAATACTTAAAACCGATTGCTCTTGGTGCGCCACTCCCAATCAGAATGGTTACACGAATCCTCCCAGACGAATTGTTGCGTATTGCTGTTAGCGAAGGTTTAAGTGTCCATTCATTGAAAGCCATGGGTGCAATGGGGCATCTCAACTACAACACAGCTGGTGTTGCAATTCGCAATGGAAAAGAAGTTGCAAAACTCCACCCAGTTTTAGAACAAATAGATTCATTGCGCGCAAGTTTAATGATTGCAAAAGCACAAGGCGACGCTACTGGCGTACAAATGTTTCAAGATTTGCTTGATGGAATCACCAAACAATTTGGTACTAAAAAAGAAATCCTTGACCAAATTAAACTATATGAGCTTCGCATAGACGAATCTTTGCCTGGTACTGGACGAAAGCTAACAGAAATTTCGCAGGGTTTGATGGCAGATGAACGCAAACTTCCTCAGACACAAAACTATGAACGCCGTCAACCAAAAGCCGTTAAACGTAATGTTTTGGTTCAAGAAGATGGAACGCGCTTTGTCCAAGTGGATGGAGATGAAAGCCAAAAGTGGGTTATTGGTACAGCCCGCGACCTGGTGCATATGTCAGAAAGCCCAGAATATCGTGAAGTAGCAAAAGCGATGCTTGCTGGAGGTGGCACAGAAGTTATGCGTTTGCCACAGCGTTTCTTGTCTGGCGACCTGCGTGAAATGTTTGACCAAATATATGAAAAAGCCATAAGAAGTCAAGGTGCTGGAGCAATGAGTTCTACGGCACCATTGACAAGCATCGAAGGAAATACCGCTTGGGTTGTAACAACTATGGCTGACATTATGCAACGCACACAAGGCGATGCTGTAGCGATTGGCGTTGTGGCAACTGGCAAACTTGGGACTGAACCAGTTTCGGCTATGGATGGTTGGAAAATCAGGACAAATACAACAGTAAATGTTTTTGAAGCTACAGAGTCTTTGCGGAACTGGGTAAAAAACAATTTGCTTACAAACCCTGATGAAGTATTTGATATAGCCCCATTTGCCCCATCTGAATTGGTTGAAAATATTAACCGCAAAGAACGGTTGTTGACACGCGGATTTAGTTTGTATCGAGATGCTTCAGCAAAATATGCTCGCAACCCTCTTAAGGATTACGCTAAATGGCAGCGCATCGTTGAATTAATTCCAGCTATGGACCCGCAAGAGGCAGCAAAAATGGCTGCAGCTTTAGAAAAAAGCGACATGCCAGTATGGATGACCGACTCTGTTAAAGCACAAATCCCACAGGCTGCTGGAACCGCAACGCGCAAACAAGTTGAAATACTTGGAGAAATGTACGGCAACCAAAGAATGGACAGCTTGCTATACAGCGGTGAAAACAAAACATATTTTGGTTCACGCCACTCATTGCTATTTGCCTTCTTTGACGCATGGAAAGAACAATGGTCGGTATGGGGAAGACTGATGGCGGAAAACCCATCGATGCTTGAACGCGCGCGTGTACTTAACGAAGGAACACAAAATGCTGAAATACCTGAATGGGCTGGCGGTCAACCAGGACGCGGAATAGTTTTCAAAGACGAAGACACTGGTGAGCAAGCAGTTGCGTTGCCATTTACGCGCGAACTTTACAGCATGCTTGGTTTGAATGGTGAAGAACGAATCAAACTAAAAAACTGGACGTTGATGGGCAACGGTGTGCCAGGGTTCTTTGGTGTGGGAGCAATCATTGCTGACTCGTTCATACCAAAACAAGAACCGTTCCTTGCTGTAAGAAGCCTGTTCAACCCTTTTGGCGACCCTCAAATGCGTTCAAAACTTGCCGACTATATCGCCCCAATCTGGCTTCAAGGTCTTGTCGGTGCAGGAACATCACAGGTAGCTGGCGGACAAAAGATTGACTTGTTTAACAACCTTCAAGAAATGTTTGCTACTGAAGGAAACGACTCTATCCGCTCAACCACATTTAACGCTGTCCTAAACAACATTGCCACTAACCGAAATGGCTTACCAATTACCACCGAACAACGTGCGAACCTTGAAGAAGATGTCACAAATAAAACAGACTACTTGCTTGGTCTGAAATCATTTATGAAAATCTTTTTGCCTGCAGCTTCATACACCAAGTTCTTCATGGAAACAAAGTCAGGGAACATCACTACGGGTGCTGTGCTTGACGAATACAGCGCAATGATAAAAGAAGCACAAGACGCTGGCAGGGATTCAAACGAAGCAACTATCAAACTGTTCCAAAAATATGGTGACGGTGTATGGATTTTGCTTGCTGGTGGGACACAACGTTTCCCTGGTCTAAGCCCGTCAAAGGCATACATTGATTGGTTGTCTAATAACTCTGGCTTGGTTGACAAGTATGAGCTTGTTGCTGGTTATTTAGGTCCACAAAACGAGCCGTATGACCCGAAAGCTTTCATTGAATTCAACAACCGTGGTTGGTCAAAAGCAAAAGAAATAGGACCACGAATTGAAGAGGCTTTGGGTTCGGTAGCCGACACGCAGTATTACGCTAGACAAGATGCGTTGGTCGCTATCGGTCTGAAGCAAGGTTTGACCCCAGCGCAAACAAAACGTTCAAACACTTATTCTTCGGAAATGCGTGCATTATCTGAGGAACTTAAAACTAAGTATCCTTTCTGGGATGTCAGTGTTTCCGCTGGTGAATCAGAGGACAGGCTAAAGAAGCAACTGATTCAGATTGAACAAATGGTTAATGACTCTAAAGTCACATCATTGCCAGCTGGTGAAGCTTTGAAACAGTATTGGGATTATCGCACCCGCAACGTAGCTAAAGTATTAGAATTGAATCCTGCTTTGGCTAACGAAGCCTGGAAGAAAAAACAGGAATCTGCTGGGTTCCGCGCAAAACTTACTCAAATGGGCGAAGCTCTTGTTGAGAAGTACCCAGATTTTGCCCCAATGTGGGAAAAGGTATTATCTAGAGAGTTCGACCCACCAGAAATTGGACAATAACAATGAGCATGCGACCAAGAGATTTAACAGACCCTAATAGCGGCAACAGCACAGAGTTCCCTTCTGATGTTGACACTGGGGATGCGGTTCTAACAATCGACTCTTCGAAAGTCCCACTTGGAAAAGTCAAAACAGGTTATCAAATTCCAACCGACTTTGGGACACCAGATGCGCCGAAGGTGTACATTGCAGAAGACATCAACATCATTTTCAAATCAACTAAAACGGATTTGATTCGATACAACGATTTGTTGATGAAAGCTGTACCTGGATTTCGCCCAATGTCGGTGGGAAACCCTATGGATACTAAGCTTCAATCCGCTTTTTTGAAAGCTTTAACAGCAATCAACATTATAAACCAAGGTGCCAATAGCCCTATTGCTGGTAAATCGTTAGACGAAAGCTTGGTGTATCTATCTAAAAACCCAGTGATTTCTGGCAACGTAGGGTCTATTCCCACCTACCGTCTGAATGACCCAGATACTTTGAAGAAAGCATTTGAGGGTGGCGCACAATCAGCCCTAGGTCGCACTTTGTCTGAGCAAGAAATGAATAAACTGGTCAATTCATTTAACCAATTAGATATGAATTACCAACGTGCGGCTGCAGGCGGTGGAATTGTCACACAACCACCCAACGCAGAAGTATTTGCTGAAACACAAGCAGAAAAAATGGCACCAGTTGAAGCCGAATCATACGACTATATGAACTATATGGGCGCACTATCTAAATGGATGCAAGGATAATCATGGCAACTACACCACCAACAGAACCTAAAATGCCAGCAAAAGGCACACCAGCATGGATACAGTACGCCAAAGAACAATACGGTTGGGTCGCAGACCTATACCAATCCGTGCCTGAATTGCAAGCAATCATTGACCAAGCCGTAAGAGAGAAGTGGCTTACCCCACGTTTCCTTAACGCTGTTCAATCCACCCAATGGTCGAAAACAAAAGACGCTAAAGAACGTGCCTACCTTGACAAGCAAACCACAGACCCAACCACCCTTGCCAATGACATCAACGCTAAACAGTTTGAACTTGAAACCTATATTGGCAAACAAGGCTACTCACTAGACCCTGTTGCGTTAAAAAACCTTGCCACACAAGCTATTAAATACGGTTGGGATACTAACGAAACAGCCCGTTATGTTGGTGCAGAAGTAGCCAAAACAGGTAGAACCCCTGGCGGTGTAGCAGGCGAAGCAACCACAAAAGGTTTAGACGCTGCAACGGTTCGCCAATACGCTATCGACTACGGCATCAAACTCGATGACGCAACCATCAACGCATATTCCCAGAACCTCATCATGAAGACCATGACCCCTGAACAGGTTAAGGAGATGATGCGGCGTGACGCGGAGAACTTGTACCCTGCGTTGAAAGGACAGTTGGACGCTGGTCGTACCGTCGCACAAGCTACGGCAACCTATCGTGCTGTCGCTGCAAGCACTCTTGGCATTGACCCGTACACGATTGACTTCACGGATGCGAACAAGTGGGGGCGTTTGTTGTCATACCAGGACCCGAACACGAATGAGACTCGCCTGATGAATGTGACGGAGTGGGGCAAGTTCCTGCGTACGTTGCCTGAATGGCAGTCAACTGATGAGGCTAAGACGTTGTATCGTGATGTGGCTTCTACTATTACTAGAGGTTTCGGAGCAGTGAAAGGTTAACCATTATGGCTTTGACTAAACAAGAACGCCAAGAATTATTTATTCAACAGCGCACCGCTGAACTTCAAGCTGCTGGTAAGCCTGTTGATACTGCTGCCCTTAATGCTCGTTTCGCTGAACTATCTGCTACTCCTGAAGGTCGTAAGCAAATTACAGCTAAAGTTCAGTTGGCTCAACGCCCACCACAGGATGTTGCTACGACACTTCCAGATTTCGGTGCTACGCCAGTTACGCCAAGCAACGAGGCACCGACTGGTCCGTCAATTCCAACAATGGTTTACAACCCTGTTACTCCATCCACGCCTACGGTGCTGCCAGTTGGCAACGCTGCTGCCGATGAACTCAAAGCCGTGCTTCGACGTTATGGTCTCGAAGGACTGTTCGATACCCTGAACCAAGCTGTCATGGCTGACACCACATTGGTGCGTAACGCTGACGCATTGTTTGGTTCTATCCGTGAAACACCCATCTACAAGGAACGGTTTAAAGGTAACGCCACCCGTGTGTCTAAAGGTTTGCCTGAGCTTTCTGAAGCTGAGTACATCAACCAGGAAATGTCATACAAAACAAACCTGAAGAACCTTGGCATGCCAAAAGGCTTCTACGACACCCAAGAAGCTTTCGCCAACTTCATCGCCAACGACATCTCCCCAGTCGAACTAGCCCAAAGAATACAACAAGGGTATAACGCAGTAACCCAAGCCAGCCCAGAAGTCGTCAGCCAACTCAAACGAATGGTCCCCGACCTAACAGACGGTGACATTGCCGCCTACTTCCTAGACCCAACAAAATCAGGTCAAGAAATAGAACGCAAAGCCCGCGCCGCACAAATCTCCGCAGCAGGCGTAACCCAAGGCGGCATGCAAATCACAACCGCACAAGCAGAACAGTTAGCCAAACAAGGTGTCACCGCCGAACAAGCCCAACAAGGCTTCGCTCAAATCGGACAACAAGAACAACTATTCCGTTCCAACCTGATGGGCGAACAAGCACTCACCCAAGAACAAATCGTTGCAGGCACACTCACCAACGACCAAGCCGCCGCACAACGAATCGCACGCCGCCGACGCGGACGCACCGCAGCATTCGAAACAGGTGGCAGCTTCACAGGACAAGGTGGACAACAGACAGGACTCACCACAGTCGGAATGTAATGTGTTATAGTTCGTAATACCTTCACGGGCAACCCCCGAACCGTGCGGAGCAATATGGGGTGACAAATCAACAGCAGCCATCACTACCCTCCAGAGTGATGTGGGCAAAAGGAGAGTGCCATATGTCAGATATTGACAACTACGACAGCGAAGACCAAATGGACGACAACCGAAACCCTGTTAGGGCAAGGATGCGTCAACTGGAAAAGGAAAACGCAGAAGCCAAAAAACTTCTTGCGGAAGCCGACATCGCCAAACGAGAACTAGCGTTTGTGAAAGCAGGCATCGACCTGACTGCACCAGCGTCAAAGTATTTCGTTAAAGGTTATGACGGTGAACTTTCCCCAGAGTCCATCAGACAAGCTGCAGTGGAAGCACAATTGATTAGTCCCCCAGAACCAAGTCCGTTAATGGAAGAAGCACAAGCTTGGAACCGAACAGCAAAAATTGCTGCAGGTTCACAAACCGCTCAACCACCAATCGACTGGAACCGCAGACTACAAGACGCGCGAAGTCCACAAGAAGTAGATTCAATTTTGGCAGAGGCACGAATAGCATTAGGAAATTCATAAACCTCTAAACCAAAGGAAAAATTAAAATGGCAGGCGAAACAACAACCTCGTCACTGTCCGTAGACCAGGTAGCGTTTGACCGTTTGGCGTACTTCGCCCTTCGTTCAGAACTCCTCTTCGACCAGGCAGCAGACGTACAACCAGTACAGCAGGCAATGCCAGGTACGGGCGTAACATTCACCATCTTCAGCGACATTGCAGCAGCAACGTCAACGTTGAACGAAGTTACCGACGTAACCCCAACAGCATTGTCCGACAGCCAAGTAACCGTAACTCTTAACGAATACGGTAACGCAGTAGTAACCACCGCCAAGTTGCGTGGAACAGCGTTCTTGGATGTTGACTCAGCTGCAGCAAACATCATCGGATACAACGCAGGCGATTCAATCGACCAGGTTGTCCGTGAAGTTCTTGCTGGCGGAACCAACGTTATTTACGGAACTGGTGGTTCAAGCACACCAACAAGCCGTGAGTCAATCTCAGCAGACGACGTACTCGCCGCTGACGATGTTCGTAGGACCGTCGCACAGTTGCGTGGTGCAAACGTAGCGACCTTCAACGGTTCATACATCGGCTTTATCCACCCAGACGTTTCGTACGACTTCCGTTCGGCAACTGACGCAGCAGCATGGCGCACGCCAGCTAACTACGTCAACCCAGAGGGTATCTACAACGGAGAAATCGGCTTGTTTGAGTCGGTTCGTTTCATTGAAACCCCTCGCGCCAAGGTGTTCACGAACGCTTCGAACGGTACCAGCACAACTGGTTCAATCGATGCGTATTGCACACACATCATGGGTCGTCAGGCTCTTGCAAAGGCGTACAGCGTACAAGACGGAAACGGTGCAGTACCGAAGATTGTCCGTGGCAACGTAACCGACCTCCTCATGCGCTTGCAGCCATTGGGTTGGTACTGGTTGGGTGGCTATGGTCGCTTCCGCGAAGCATCGCTACGCCGCATTGAGTCAGCATCAAGCATTGGTGCTAACTAATAACTAACCAAGCAGCCAACTACATGGCTGAAGGTTGAGACAAAAGCCCCTCATTTCCCCTAGTACGGGAGGTGGGGGGCTTTCGTTTTGATACAATCACACAACATGCCCATTTTTGTTACACCACCAGAATCCAGTGTCCGTTTCTACGGTGCTAGACTGTTCGATTTTTTGCGACTAGGAATTCGCGGGAAAAACCTGTACTGGTTGAACAACGGAACTTACACCACCAACCAACCATCAGAGATGGATACGGTGCGCCGCACATTCCTAGGTGGGCATGACAACTATGTGACAGACAGCGAAGCAGCAGCACTTATCGCGGCAGGTTACTCTGTGCTTCCTGGAACCTTTGAGTTAGACTCTGTATATTCTTCTAGTTTGGATTCTTCTGCGACGTTAGGTAACTAAATTTATGGCACAGTTCAAAAAGTTCACATCCGAAACCATTGAATCAGCAGAGTTCAATGATTTTATTGCGTCGCAGGTTGTAGGTGTATTTGATTCTGCTTCTGCTCGTAACACATATTTTGGTGGTGGCGGGGCATTCACGGTTACTGAGGGTATGGTTACATATCTGAAGGATACGGGTGAGTTCCAGGTTTATAAGTCAACAGGCTGGACCACGATTGGTGCTACTGGTTCTACGGGTGCTACGGGGGCTACAGGCGCGACTGGTGCGACTGGGGCTACGGGTGCGACTGGTTCTGCTGGTGCGGCTGCTTCAATAACGCTTGGTGCGGTTACAACTGGGGAGCCTGGTTCTAATGTTTCGGTAACAAATACTGGTTCTTCGTCTGCGGCTGTTTTCAATTTTGCTATTCCTCGCGGGTTGCAAGGTCCACAGGGTACTGCTGGTGATAAGGGTGACACTGGTCCTGCTGGTCCTTCTGTTCCACCTGGTTCTGTTGTTCTTGGTACGGATACTACGGGTGATTATGTTTCAACAATTTCTGCTGGGACTGGTATAACTGGTTCTGCTTCTGGTGAGTCATCGACACCAACTATTGCTATTGATACGGCTGTTGTTCCACGACTTGCGTCTGCGAACACATTTACTACGAACCAGGTTATTTCGGGTTCTTCTGCGTCAGATTTGTTGCGTATTACGCAGACTGGTACGGGCAATGCGTTGGTGGTTGAGGATGAGGCGAATCCTGATGCCTCACCGTTTGTTGTTAATGCTTCGGGTCAGGTGGGTATTGGTGCTAGTTTGCCAACTGTTGCTTTGGATGTTTATTCAGCAACCGCTGCATCAGCAATTAGAAACTCGGTAAGTGGTGCGTTTAACGCATCGATTATCAACCAGAGGTCTTCTGACGATACATCTGGTCCTTTGACTATTTCAAGAAAAACTAGAGGTACAACTGCTTTACCTACCGCTGTTCAATCAGGTGACACTATCGGAACAATCATCTTTGATGCCAACGATGGTTCCACTGTTCGCCAAGCAGTAACAATCATTGGTGCGGTTGATGGGGTTGTTTCTTCGGCTGTTGTCCCTGGTCGTTTGATTTTCAACACGACTTCTTCTGCTGGAACGCTTACGGAGCGTATGCGTATTGACTCTGCTGGAAACGTAGGTATCGGCATTAGTCCAAACGCAGGACGAACATTAGAAGTTCGCAAGGCTGTTACTGGTGCAACAGAGGCGTTCAGCATTTTTGCTGGTGGAAACATCCAGTCTGATGTGACAGCAGGTTCAACGGTTTTTGCTGCTGGACCTGCCGTTGCAGCAAGCGTAACAGTTCCGTTACTTTACCATTTTAGTTCTAGGGGTGTAACTCTTGGTTCTGGTGCTGCTGTAACAACATTGGGTGGTTTTGTTGTTGGTTCTGCGATGACACAGGGTACAAATAATCGTGGTTTTTGGGGTGCGTTGGCTTCTGCAGCAAACACTTTCAACCTTTATATGGATGGTACTGCCGCTAACTACATGGCTGGTCGTTTGGGTGTTGGTGCAACACTCACTTCAGGTGCTATGGCACAGGTAACAAACACCACAGCAGCCGATAAAGCGTTCGTGGTTAAGGGTGCAGCCAGTCAGTCGGGAACATTGCTAGAGATACAGAACTCTGCTGGAACCGCATTAATGACAGTGGATTCCAATGGTAATTTTATTATTGGTTCAGTTCCCGCAAGTCCACTTACTTTTGAAGCAACGGGAACATCATCTACAACATATTCTCCAAATGTTTTGAACGCAAGATTTACTGGTACTGCGTCAGCAACCTCTGGCAATGCTGGCTCTGGTATTTCCTTTAGGGGTTATACGACTGGTACAACAACTTTCGCTGATTTGGCTTTTATTAGCGGCATCAAGGAAAACACTACTGACACGAATTATGCTGGGGCGTTGATTTTTGGTACGCGCACAAATGGTTCTGGTGGTGGAAACTTTGAGCGTATGCGTATTGACTCTACGGGTCAGGTTGGTATCGGTGGCACACCAGCCGCAGGTAGAAACCTCACTATCTCAAAAACAATAACTGGCTCAACAACATCAATAGCAGTTCTTTCTAACGGCACAATTCAGTCTGATGTAACTAGCGAAGTTGCTTCGTTTAGGTCAAATGTGACCACCGCTGCTGCCTCATTTACTCTTGCCGTATTATCCCATTATCAGGCGGTTCCTTCGGCTACTGCTGGTGCTGGTTCAACAATCACAACACAAATTGGTTTCAACGTTGCATCAACCATGACGAGTGCTACCAATAACTACGGTTTTTTTGGTGACTTGGCGGCTGCTGCTAACCGTTGGAATCTTTATATGTCTGGTACGGCAGCGAACTATCTTGCAGGTCGTTTGGGTGTAGGTGCGACGTTGACTTCGGGTGCGATGGCACAGGTCACGAACACGACAGCAGCCGATGTTGGTTTGGTGGTCAGAGGTGCAGCCAGCCAAACAGGAAGTTTGTTCCTCCTACAGAACTCGGCATCAACATCCCTGAGTAGGTTTACCAGCACTGGTGGTCTTGTTTTTGAGGCGGCTGCATCTGGAAGCGCAATAATCACTATGGCTGGTTCTGTAACTGGTGCGACAACGGCATGGGGTATGTTGATGCAACCAACTTTTGCTACAGACGTTACTGTTGCGGCAGAGGGCTATCGAACATCATTGTCAACAGCCGCATCTGCAACGGTGACAACTTTGCGTTCATTTAGGGCTGGGAACATGACGCTTGGTTCTGGTTCAGCCGTCACTGACCAAATTGGTTTTGCGGTTTCTTCTTTGACTGGTGCAACCAACAACTATGGTTTCTACGGTGATGTTGCTGCTGCAACTGGTCGTTGGAACCTGTATATGAACGGTACGGCAGCCAACCACATGGCAGGCAACCTCTGCGTAGGAACCACCGCAATCGCCACCTCAGCCGACAAAGCCATCCACATGGGCAACGGCACAGCACCCTCAGCCAACATCGCCTCAGGAGGCATCCTGTATGTAGAATCAGGGGCATTGAAATATAGAGGTTCTTCGGGTACAGTAACCACCCTAGGAAACGCATAAACCAAACAACCAAAAAGGAAAAATCATGGCAATTGATTACACCGCACTACTTACCGTAGAGCAAAAGCAAAACATCCTCAACCAACGCATCTCACAATTCGCATCAGAAGCATGGCAACATGAACTCAACAAACAAACTTGTGAACAGTTGAACGACGAAGCAGGCGTAACCTCAGCAAACAACGCTCTTGCCACACTTGAAGCAGCAATCAACGTTCACCAAAATGAACTTGCTTCGCTGGAGGCGTAAACCACGCAAAGGTGCTTGCGACTGGCTAATCAACTACCTGTTTGAAAATGATTAAACATCAAGAAACCCATCCATCGTTGGATGTTGAGGGATGCTTTGCTTGCCGTGTATCTGGTATTCGCATGGGAACCAACACAACCACCAGTCGAGGGGCTAGGGTAGCGGAAGTTAATCAAACTGAACGCAACTGGAATAAAGATATGCCAGCATACAAACGTCTTCGCGCCGATGGCTTGCAACCGAAGAAGATTGATGGTGCTGCCGAGGTTGAAAAGAAAGCACAGGAATCATGGCAAGTGGAGACAGGGATTCTGCCAACTATCTAAACCTCGTTGGGGTCAACCTTGAACATGTTGGCTACGGCAAAATGGTTGTTGGGCTTAAAACAGCGTTAGCTAAAAAGGTTACTTTGTGTGACGACGCAGAGCATGTGGTGTTTGCGCTTCGCCCTAATCTGATTAAAGGCTGGCATCGGGGGCAGAAACCCACCTTGCTTACGATGTGGGAAACGAACTGGCTACCCCCAGAGTTCTCTGACTACCTCTGCAACTTCGAAACCGTCATTGTCCCTAGCTTGCACAACTGGGAACTGTTCTCCCAACACCATGACAACGTGAGGGTTATCCCCTTGGGTGTTGACCGTGAGGTGTGGCATCCGAAAACCCCTGAACCGCACGACAAGTTCCGCATCATGTGCGGCGGCTCCGAATGGTACCGAAAAGGATTAGACGTTGTACTGGAAGTATTCAACAAGTTAAAGCTTCCTAACGCTGAGTTGCATATCAAGATAGTTCCCCCGCATTTGTTCGCCCCAGCTAACCTCGACTATCCCAACGTGGTAGTTTACAGGGACTGGATGAAAGTCCAAGAAGAAGCCAACCTTGTGCGCTCAATGGACGGTTTCATTTCTGTGTCACGCGGCGAAGGATTCGGTCTGATGCCACTCCAAGCAATCTCGGCAGGTGTACCAACCATTCTGTCTGACGCTCACGGGCATCGCGAGTTCTCCGACCTTGCCACCCACCGCATCCCCACCACCTCAGTACCCACCGCTAAAGGTGTCTGGCAAAACATGGGTGACTGGGACGAACCAGACCCAGACGCACTAGCTGCAGCAATCACCGACTTATACAACAATCGGAAGCGTTACCGTCAGCGGGCAGAAACCCATGCAGCAGAAACCGCAGCGTTCAATTGGGACACCGCAGCAAAACAGTTACTCCAGATAGTCAAACCAACAAGCAATCGTGTGGTATCTGATTGGCTACCCTTAGAACCATTATGCCAAGTACAAGTAAACCGCAAAATCAAAGCCACCATCGGCGACCATTACATCGACCTTGCCCCAGGGAAAACCTATGATGTAGTGTTAAACGTACGCAATGTCCTGCGGGACTCAGGATACTTAGTGGAGCCCAAATGAAAAAAGCCAAAAAGGATTTTTGGGAAACAAAAAACCCTAACAAGAAATCCACCCCGCTGACCCCATCTCAGAAGCAGGCTGCCAAAGCTCGTGCCAAAAAAGCAGGACGCCCATACCCAAACCTGGTTGATAATGCCGCGGTAAAGAAAAACAAATGATTGAGTACAGGGGCGAGAAATTCTCGGGCTACAACAAACCAAAGCGGACCCCAAACGCCAACAAATCCCATGCAGTCTTAGCCAAGTCAGGTGACAAGGTAAAACTCATCAGATTCGGTCAACAAGGTGTCAAAGGTTCGCCTGAAGGCACCGCCAGAAACAAAGCTTTCAAAGCCCGCCATGCCAAAAACATCGCCAAAGGCAAGATGTCCGCAGCATACTGGGCAGATAAAGTTAAATGGTAACATCTAAGAGTCGATAGGAGACATTATGCCAATGGTAGGAAAAAAAGAGTTCAGTTACGGTGCTAAAGGAATGGCAGCCGCAAAGAAGGAAGCCAAGAAAACTGGCGAGCCAATGAAGATGAAGGCAAAGGCTAAGCCTAAGAAAAAGAAGTAGATGACAACAGCCGCAACCGTTATCGATAGGACGTTGCGACAACTGCTATCGGGAACAGTTGAAGCACGCAACAAACTAGCATCAACCATCGATGCATCTGCCACAACTGTGGTTGCCTCCTACCCGTTGGAAGGATTGCGTACAGGACAAATCCTGGAAATCGATTCAGAACTCATGTACATCTGGACCGCTGACACAGGAACAAAAAGCCTTGTAGTTGAACGCGGCTACAACGGCACAACCGCAGTCTCGCATACGGCTAACGCCCTCATCAAAGTCAACCCACGTTTCCCACGCGCACAAGTATTGGAATCAGTCAACGATGAGATGGCAGACCTGTCATCCCCGATGAACGGTTTGTTCCAAGTAAAAGCTTTAGACATCGATTACAACGGTTCAGATACCATGATTGACCTTGTTGGCGTTACCAGCATCATTGACATTCTCAATGTATCTGTGCGCTACCTAACAGACGATTACCCTGTTGCACGCAAAATACGTCTCGTGCGCGACATGCCAACAGATGACTTCCCATCAGGCTATGCGTTACGGTTCGACCAAGGGGTATTCCCAGGACGACTACGCATCGTTTACAAAGCACCGTATGTGACCGCTTCAACCGAATCCTCCGACATCAACACAACTTGCGGGATTCAAGAGTCGGTCACAGATATTGTTGCGATTGGGGCGCAACTCCGATTGATGTCACCACGCGAAATCAAACGCAATTTCACCGAATCACAAGGCGATTCACGACGCGCAGAAGAAGTACCGTCAGGTGCAGTAGGTGGCTCAATTTCTAATTTGCAACGCTTGCGCCGTGAACGTATCCAAGCAGAAGCTGCTCGACTACAGAGGTCATACCCAACATTTTTATCTAAGGATTAAATGGTGGCAACGCTACTTAGATTTACAAACTCGTTTTATCCTTCGCCGCGATTCTTCACAGGCACAGGAACCACACAACTTGTTCCAGATATTTTCCCTATTGCCATTAACGGCAGACCATATCTCGTTGACGAAAAATCTGGGCAGTTTAGCCGTGGGTTTGAACCACGAGTGCGTGATTCGGTTGACCAGTCAACAGCCCCAGGTGAGGCAGCGATTAACCCGCAAGGTTTGTGGCGTAGAGGTGAAGTGTCTTGGCATTATGGTGCTGGACAACGCTACGCCGACACCGCTGAAGCACAGGATTATAGATTCTTTTCTAGCAAAGGTGTAAACCCTTGGACTAAGGGTCAAGCAACACTATTAAACGCTGTCAAAGAATCACTGAACTCTGCGAACACCAACCTTCTCATTGCCGCAACCGACACCCGTGTTTATGTGCTTGATGGCGCGACACTAAAATACAGCACAGACCCATTTGCAACTAGCCCAACATGGACATCTGCTACTGGTTTACCAACAGGTACACCACGCGACATGGCTACAGATGGAACAAACATTTATCTGACATATGCTGGGTTAACCAATACTTACGGTTTGTGGAAATATACGGCAGCAGACGCAGCGTCAAACGTTGCTTACGGACATGAACTGTATTATGTTGACTTTGTTAAGGGAAACCTTATGGTTTCTGGTGACGCAGCAGGTGGTTATGCCACAGACCTTTATTACAACCCAGCAGGGAACATCGGCGGAGATGACTACGCACACCCGATAGCAACATGGAACTGGGTCGGTTTCGCTGCAGGACAAAACGCAATTTATGCTGCAGGATATGCGGGAACTCGTGGAGCAATCTACAAAATTACTATCACCGCAGCAGGCATACTTGACCAACCAGTAGTGGCTTTAGAACTTCCATCAGGTGAAATACCATTAACCGTTTTCGGTTATCTCGGCGGAATACTCATTGGCACAAACAAAGGTGTGCGTTACGCAGCACCCGATAACGCCGCGAACCTTACCGCTGGTGCGCTCATCCCAACAAGTGGAAACGTGACGTCGTTTACGGCTGAAGATAAATATGTTTGGTTCAGCTGGTCAAATTACGACGGAGTGTCCACAGGTTTAGGTCGCTTAGATTTGTCGACGTTCATCGCAGCAAACACCCCAGCCCATGCCACCGACTTGATGCACACTTCAACGTCTAACGTTCTGGCATGCGCCACGTTTAGCAACAAACGACTGTTCTCCATATCGGGTGACGGTATCTACGTTGAAGACTCAGCCAACCTTGTAGCCAGCGGTGAGATAGTCACAGGAACCTACCGTTGGGGTATCCCTGACCGTAAGTTCGTAGCGAAGTTCGATGTAAGAAGTACCCCACTAGCAGGCACGATTACCCCAAGCATCTCACTTGACTCTGCTTCATATTTGGATTTGACCATACATGAAAACGCAAGCACCACAGAACATGTGGCAACAGGTCCGCAAACCAAGTTCATTGAAGCCAAGTTCAAACTCACCCTTGCCCGTGCGAGCGCAACCTCTGGACCAACCCTGACCCGTTGGATGGCACGAGCCTATGCCAGCCCTGCCCGAAGCCAAGTGTTCCGTGTCCCAATCCTTATGCACCACCATTTGCGGGTCAAAGATGTCGAATACTATTTCGATGTAGAAACCGAACTGAACTACCTACGTGACCTAGTGACCAACCCGCGGGTTATCAACTATCAGGAAAACACAGAGTCCTATTCGGTCATCATTGAGGACATGCAGTTCAATATCATTGATGCGCTAGAATCCAATTGGGACCTTGAAGGAACCTGCGTCGTGACGATGCGTTCAGTACAAGATTAGGAGTATAAATGGCATACGCAACACGAAGGTCATACGCTGGTGCGGCTCCTGCTTGCAC